AGTATGAATATTCAGAAGTTCTTTCTTAAAAATTTGACAATATTAAAAATTTTTTATATACTATAACTAGAATAAAAGGAGAAATAAAATGAATATAATTTCAATAGATGCTAGTACTAAAAGTACTGGATTAGCAATTTATAAACATAATAAATTACAACAAACAGAATGTATAACAGCTTCTTCTCCAGATCTATTTTATCGAATTAAAGTTATGGTATAGAAAATAGAAAAATTTTTAATTAATAATCCTGACTTATAGTATGTAGTTCTTGAAGAGGTTAGGCAAGAAAATTTAATAAATATAAAAACATATAAAGCATTAATGTATTTACAAGGTTGTTTATCAATGATGATACATTAGAAATTTGAGTATCTTACAATTTAGTTTCTTTATCCTTCTGAATGGCGAAAAGTTTGTGGAATAAAACAAGGCAGAGGGGTAAAAAGAGAATCTCAAAAAAATAATGATATACAATGGGTAAAAGATATGTTTAAAATAGAAGTAAATGATGATATTGCAGACGCAATAGGTATAGGATATGCTTTTATCAACAAATAATTTATGGCATAGTATTTAAATATACTATGCCATATTTTTTATTTATTTAAGCAGAAAAGGATAATATATTTAAAATAAAATTTTAATATTTTTGGTGGAAAAAAGAGTAAAAGGAGTTTTGTTATTATGATGTGGAATCAACCATTTAATTATTTAGGAAATTATAATACTTATAATCCATATCAACAAAATATGATGTCTCAGCAATATTCATATCAAAATCAAAATATGAATAATTTAGCTAATAATTTTCAACAGCCGCAACAAAATAATGCACTAAGACAAAATAATATTATATGGGTTACGGGAAAAGAAAATGCTAGAACTATGCAATTACCTCCTAACAGTACAGTAATATTATTAGATAGTTAGAATAATCAATTTTATATTAAAACAACAGATGATATAGGATTAGGAAAATTAAGAGTTTTTAATTATACAGAACAATTAGATACTAATTCTACAGATCAAAATACATCTACTATAGTTGCATAGGCAAAAGAAGTTGATATGTCTAATTATATTACAAAAGATTAGCTTAAAAAAATTTTGCAAGAGATAAAGGATGGAAATAAAAATAATGAGCAATAGTTTATATCAGTCATTAAATAATAATTATAATAATTTACCTAATAATAATAATAACAATATTAAACAATTAATAGGATTATTTAAAAATTCAAATAATCCTCAACAATTATTTTTTAATTTGATGCAAAATAATCCTCGAATTAAAAATATATATTCTATGTTGCAAAACAGTAATAAAAGTCCAAAAGAATTATTTTATTCACTTGCACAACAAAAAGGAATTAATCCTGAAGATGTGTTACAAATGTTAAAATAATTTTTTAAATATAAAATTTTATACGAAAGGAAATTTTAAAATGGATAACGGAACTTTAAGTGCTAGTGACGTTGCTTTATTAAGTGGAAATGGTGCCATGGGAAATTGGGGAGATTCTTCTTTTATGTGGGTTTTAGCCCTTTTAGTATTAGCTAATGGCGGATTTGGTGGATTTGGCGGTTATCAGCCTCAATATGCTACTCAAGATTTTGTTCAAAATGGATTTAATTTTAATGATTTACAGGATCAAAATAGAGATATATTAGGTGCTATAACAAATGGTACTGCTCAAGCAGTTGCTGCTACAAATCAAGCTAAATATGATAATATTAATGTAGCAAAAGATATTCAAGCTGCCCTTGGAAGTCAATTAAGTGATATTCGTACTGGTCAAGTTACTGCTTTAGCTAATCAAAATGAATGTTGCTGCAATACATTAAGAGCCATTGATAATTTATCTTATCAAGGTGCTATGAACACTGCTTCTATTAATGAAACAACAGTAGCTCAAACTCAAAGGATCCTTGATGCTATTACTGGCAATAGAATGGCTGATATGCAAAATCAAATTAATCAGCTTCAGTTACAAAGTGCTTTATCTGGTGTTGTAAGATACCCAAGTGCATTAACTTATAACGCTGGTGCATCACCTTTTTGCAATAATGGATGTTCTTGCATGAATGGCATGAATGTTTAATTTATAGAATAATTTTTAATAAGAGTGTATTTAGTACATCAAATTAAGAAATAAGAGGTACTATATATATTTTTATAGTATCTCTTATTTTTTTTGTTATTTTTTAAGGAGAAAAAAATGATAGAATTATATAGCACAAATGTTACAGTAGATTCAAATAGTTCAATTCCTTTAAATAATATAAGTATCGTCAAAGGAAGCACTGCTATTCATTCTGCTCCAGCTAGTATTCAATTAAATAAGAGTGGAGTCTATATGGTATCAGTTAATGCGAGTATAACACCCGCGGCCGCAGGTACAGTCAGCATACAACTGGCTAAAGATAATATATTACAACTGAATGCATTGAGTTCTGCAACGGGCGCCGCGGATTCCATTTCTGCTTTGTCTTTTCATACTCTTGTTCAAGTAAAAGATAATAATACTTGCTGCTGCAATACAAGTCCTACTATTTTACAAATTTTAAATACCGGTTAGGCTGGTACTTTTTCTATTGTTAATGTAGTAGTAACTAAGATTTGCTAATGAAAGGCATTTAAATGGGAACTTAGGATATTTATAAAAATATAGCTAATAAATTATTACAAGGTATTATGATACATCAAGAATTAATTATCTATTATGATTTTTTAGCTTTATAGGGATATAAAACTTGTCAAAAATATCATTATTTAGAATAGGTATGTAGATATGAAGATTTTAATTCTTTTTATATGGAACATGCTAACAGATTAATTCCAAAGCATTTTAATAATGATATTTCTTCTACTTCTATTATACCTGATAATTGGTATGAACATACAAGATATGATGTTAATCCAGAGACAAAGAAAAATGCTATAAAAAATGGTTTTGAAAAATGGTTATCTTGGTAGGAAAATATCAAGAAATTTTTAGAATAGACTTATTTAGAATTAATTAATTCAACAGAAATATCTGCTGCCTTAAAAATTCAAGAATATATATATGACGTAGATGAGGAATTAAAACATATTCAAAAATAGTATCTTAAACTAGAAGCCATTAATTTTGATTTGTCTGTAATTGTTGAAAAACAATAGTATCTTAAAAAGAAGTATGAAAAGAAAATGAATAAAGACTTTGAGAAAGGAAAAGGAGAAAAGGATGTTGAATCTTCACGAAGTTGAATCTGCTATAAAAGAATTGGAACAAAGCTCTATGACATATAATAATTGTATGAAATTAGCATCTTTATATATCATTAGAGATGAATTATATAAGAGAAGTCAAGAAGCTTATTATGCCAGAAATTATAATAATATGCCTCAACAAGGATATGGCTATTACCCAATGTATGATAATAGAATGATGGGAAAAGATGAAATGATACATAATCAGCAGCAACCTTATCATTCTAATCCAAACATGGCATATGAAAATGATGACTTAATCATTAGAAAAAATCCTAAAGAAATATATTAATAAAAAGGGGAAGTGATAAAATCACTTCCCCTATTTTTTATTTTTTATTTTCCGGTAGAACCAAAACCGCCCTATCCTCTATTAGTATCATTTAATTCATCAACTATTTCAAAATTGATATAATTATATTCTATAATAATTAATTGAGCAATTCTTTCTCCACCTTTAATCGTTACCGTTTGACTTAAATCATTATGTAATGCAACTTTAACTTCTCCTCTATAATCACTATCTATGACCCCTACACAATTAGCCGGCCGCAGTCCCTTTTTAGATGCAAGACCACTTCTAGCAAAAATGCCACCAAAACAACCTTGAGGTATTTCCATAGCCCATCCAGTAGGAATCATTGTAGTGGTGTGAGGATAAAGAACTAATTCATTACTTGGATCAGCTGCATAATATAAATCATATCCAGCTGAATATTCTGAACCTTTTGTTGGAACAATAGCAAACTAATTAAGCTGTTTAATCTTCATCACTATTGTCCTCTGTTGTATAACTAGGCATTAAATAGCAGTCAGGCTCTTTTTCTGATGTAAACTCTTTTGTAATAGTAACTCTACGCCATTCGTCTACAATCTCGCCTTTTGCTTTTAAAGTACGAATTTCAGAGGTATTCTTTGAAACTGTATAGAGATTACTTTTCTTCATCTTTTGAATTAGTTCATTTGCTTCTTTTTCATTGTCACATCTATAAGTTTCAGTAGTTTTAATTAAATAAGCCATTTATTAGTCCTCTTTCTTTTCCTTATTATTTTCTATTATCTCTTTCATTTTCTTTTCATTATTATAATACCATAAAATTTTATTTTTTTCAAACTTTTTATTTACTTCTCGCTCAAATTTTTCACAAAAAGGTCTAATTCCATAGGCATACACTTCATCACATTTAGATTTAGCAATAAAGTTTGGTAATTCATTCATAGGTATAAGATACTTATGAATTTTATTATTTTCATCTTGAAGATAAACATTTTGAGTACTAGCAAACATAGCAAACTTAATAATTAATTTAATCATAATGTTATACCTCAATTACTGCATTATCATAATTAAAAAGATAATAGCAGTACTCTTCATTATCAATTCTAAGCCAAATCTCCCAGGCTTTATCTTCTGTTTCATCAATAGAAAGAATCTCACCTCTATCAACAAGGCATCCTATTAATTCCTGTGCCGCTAATTGTGGCGGATTAGGATTTTGTTTTTCATATAAATGAAAAATAGTATAATCTCTTCTCTCATGACATAAGAGCATAGCATAAGAATCAATAGACCAATTAAACCATTCTTCAATTTTATTTTGATAGGATTGAAGCGCAAGAGGAGAAATGGCTTTTTGTTCGTGCATTATCTGTTTATTAAGATCATATAATTTTACTTTTGGTTCAAGTTTAATATTTTTATTCATAATATTATTTTATTAATTCTCCATATTGATTATCTGATGCAAGTTTTACTCCTAATACAGAGTCTAAATGCGGTTCTTGATTTGGAATATAACGTCCCCATTTTATAATAAAATGACCTGGGATTAAATAAGCTAAATCTTGAATTGCTTGAGATGGAATTTCAGATTTATTATATCCTGTATAAATAATAAAATCATCACGGCAGCCACAGATATTGAGATACGCGGCAACGGTATAGACATCAAGCAAACTATCTAAAGGCTCAAGTCCTTGTAAAACGATAGCTTCCGTTATTGGATTCTCCATATATCTTTTTATTAAACTTTCAATCTGAACAGTTTGCGAAGGAGTCGCCGCGAGTCCCCAGTTCTGACAAAGCTGAACACCATTTTCTTTATCACATTTAAAACTACATTTAGGAAACATTAATGTCATACAAGGTTTTTTATAATTAACAAAATCTTCCCATATAATTCCTTTTAGTTCTATTGCATCATTTCTATTCATAATAATAAATCCTGTAAACATAAAGTTTCATATTTTGTATATGGAATACGAATAATTGGTATATTATGTTCTTTACAATATTGATTTTTAATTCTATCATGCTATTGAACTTTAAGAACATTATCCTATTTATTCCATCCCCCATTTGGTTTAAAATGTTGTATTCCATCATATTCAATAATATACTAGTTATTTACATAAAAATCAAAAGGTAAAGGACGTTGATCTTGACAACCTAAGAATGTTTTTTGTTCTTGAAAAGGAATTTTATTGTTTATTAAAATTTGTCTAATTTTATCCTCTCCTTTTGAGCTATGATAACAACCACAAGAAATAATTTTTCCAGATTTCAAATGATCGCTTCTTACTTTTTTATAATTACCACATTGACATAAACAATTATAATATGTTCTACCTTGTTTATCTTTCTATAAAATATTAATTACTTTTAATAAACCAAATTCTTGACCTCTTAAATCTTCTTTATTAGGAGGAGAATTATGTCGTAGACATCCACAACTTTTTGTGTTTCCTTTTCTTAAATTAGAACCTATTATATTAAGTTCTTTTCCACAATCACATTTACAATGCCAAAGAATTTTTTTATTCACTCTTTCGGGGATTTCATATAAAACAGTTAATTGTCCAAATCTTTGATTTGTTAAATCTATTTTATTTCCCATTTTATACCTCTTCTTGATTAATAGATGTCCAACGTCTCATTTTATACTCTTTTGTTCTTTCTTTTGACCATGTTTTAACGGGAGTGTAAAAACCAACTATCCTCGTGTATTCCGTTTCAACGGGCTTCCCACAAATTGGACAGGTTCTCCCATAAAACGCATGATTATCTTCACAAGCTTGGATCTTAGTATTAAAAGCGAAATACGTAACACCCTGTTCTGCTATATAATTGACCATTTTCCAAGCTTTGTCAAAGCTGTCAAAAGGCGCATCAATATTAGCATGCAAAATACTTCCACCATTACAATAACTATCAAAAAGAGCTTGGACTCTTATCCTTTCTTGAAGTGTACTTTGAATACCAAGTGGCATAAATTGATTTCCATAGAGAGGAAGGTCATAAATATCTGCATTAGGATAAAAGAACTTATCTTTTTTCATTAATTTTGCAGCTGCACTTTCACCAGGAATCTGTTCTGTGTTAATTTTATAATTCAAATTATATTCTTCAGAAAATATATCTGCGGTTTTTCTCATTGTATCAAAAATTTTTTTACCAAATCTAGCAGCATCTTCTGTGTAATAATTATTACCAAATTCATCTTTCTTTACATATCCAAAAGCCTTCATTGTTTCATAAATACCTATAAATCCTATTGTGTTATATAAGTAGGTAAAATCAATGAGTCCGTTTGTAAAATTAGGTAATAATCCTTTATCTACATTTCTTTGGATAATATGTCGAACTGCATCTAAAGCCTGTAAGTTAACTTCTACCCTGTGTTCAAGTTCGGCTAAATACTCATCTTCCGTTTCTGTATCAAGAGCTAGCCTTGCTAAATTAATTGTAGAAACTTTAACACTTCCTACTTTAAGAGCGGTACCCCCGATGGAATTGAAATAACCCAAATCTCGTATGTCACTTTTTAATCTACAGCAATTACTTAAACTATTTACGCTATCATCTACAAATAAATTGCTGTCACTCCATTTCATATTATGTTTGATAGCCCATTTTGCAAAATCTTCATCTACAAATTTACCCTCTTGACGAAGTAAAGAAATTGTACTAACAGGAAATGTAAACATATTTTCTGATCTAATATCAGACATTGTTTCCATGTACCATTTTTGGAATTCAATAATCTCTTCTTCAGAATCAATCATAAAAGTCCCATCAGGAAACTCAGAGCCTCCAAATAATGCTTCAAAGTAAGGTCTGTCAAATACACTAGTATTAGTGAAAGCAGATTGGGAACCATCACGTACATAAGGTTGATTTACTGCATATATAAATCGTTGAAAACCTTGCTTAGCATAATATTTTCCATACTCATCGCTAATACCCATATAATGTTCATCCATATCCTTTTTCCAAAAATAATACATATAAGGAAGAAGGTTAGGTAATCCAACAGCACCTGAAGTTCTATTAGCAGCATAACTAATAAATTCTTTAATAAAATCTACAAAAGTAATATAATGTTGAGCGGGCTTAGCATTACGGCCTTCAATAAAATAAAGTCCTTTTTCAGCTAAATCTTTTAATGTATAAGCATAACAATAAGGTTTTTTAGATGAAGTTGGAGCATCATGAAGATATAACGCTCTAGTGTATTCAAGTTCAAACCATTCATCTGCATCCTCCTTAGAAAATTGTTTTTTCATTTCATAATAAATTTTATTTAATG